ATATGAAGGTCAAGTATGGGAATTGTAAGATCTAAATCTGCTAGTCCAAAATGTTTCAGAGCATCAAATAACTTTTTTAATACTGTGAATATTGGCTCCAAATAACTTTTCATCAACTGGTCATACAACCTACTGACAGCTTCTTTGACGTCAGTGATAGGATCAATAACCCCTGTATGCTTACAACCAATATTAAACAAGGGAATGGACACACCTGTTACAGTCAAAGATGGATCGTTAGGATACGCATCTTGTACCAATGTATAGATCTTTTGCATATTAAGACCTTTGGCCAAATCAATCACCAAGGTACCCTGTACTTGAATTTCAGTGGCGGTCGTAATAGCAGTCATGATTATCGCAGTGCGATTCCTGTAGTACCCTGCATGTACTGATCAGAAGCATCTTTTTTACTAAGTGCCATGGCAAAAACATGTGACTTATTCAAAGTCACATCTTCGTCATCGCCTAGAAACATCCAAGGAATCATGCCCAATCCCTGTGGGCCCATGGTCAATGCCAGGGGTCGATTGATTTTGATTGTAGTATCAGTTTCTTCTTCAAAACGAGCAATCAGCTCATCACCGTTGACAACTTTTAAACTGACAACATCTCCCTTGGTGTAGGGTTTTTTCATTAACAACATATTATTCCTCGCCTATTAATTTTTCTAATAACTTATAGTTATCGTATGCCTTTTTAAGGGCCGCAAACTTTTCCAATTTAGCAGGATTAGGTTCAGCTAGTATAGCCAGCCTATCTTCAATCTTTTCCAATAGTGTACCTAAATTACGGCCTTTCCATTTGATGTCGCCTTCAAATTCGGCATCAGCGGCGACATGTAATCCAACGCCAGTAGTGGTGATATTAGGCGCAGTCCAAGCCGGATTAGAGCCAGTACTATACAAAAACTGTCCGGGTTGATGGGTATTTGGCACAGTCACTGTGCCATAATTGTAGGGATTAGATGCGCCCATGGCCCCACCTAGTATTGATCCTGTGCCAGTCGAGCAGGACACAGTCATTGATCCTGTGATTTTACTAAAGTCAACATCATAAGATTGCCCCCATAAGGCACCGTTATAGACTGTGCTGTATATGTCTTTATCATCCATTTAGACGAGCCCGTAGTTCAGTGAAGCCACCTACTAACTCGCCGTCTAAGAAAATTTGTGGGACTGTGCGAGCTGTTGGTACAGCTTCTAATAATTCTTCCTTGGTATACCCGTCACCAATTTTCTTTTCTTCAAACGGAATACCCTTGGCCTTTAACAATGCTTTGGCCTGTTCGCAAAATGTACAGTTGTACTTACTCCAAACGATTGCTTTACTCATATTCTTTTCCTTCTTTCCAAAAATCGCATCATAGTTGTTGCCAAATTCTTCTTGGCTGACACTGTACGGTCTAGGTCTACTGCCTTTTGACATCTTGTGTTTCCTTTAAACTTTTGACACAACAGCGATAAAGTACCCATTGTGCCAATCACCATTTTGACCAAATTCGGCACCATCGGTATCGTTATCTGTAGTTCTAATTTCCAAACTGGTTAAAACCTTAAGTCCAAGTTTTGAGATGGCAGATATCGTGCCTTCTCTTGGTTGTCGCCAATTCCAGTCATCGACAACCAAAACAAACTGATCATCAAGCGCAGGTAATGCCATGGCAATGCCGTCATACTGATCATCGTGGTCATGCGGGCCGTCGAACAAGTATACATTAAACTTTCCAATGTTGTCAAAATCTACCTGTCTAAAATCACTTTCAATGAAATTAAAATTTATAGCAGGTGTCAAAATCGCATTTACATTACTGTGAAATACGTCCTTGGGTCCTTCAAATTGACTCCAGTTATCAATACACACAGCACAAAGTGTGTTGCCAAACATTGCGCTACAGGCGGTGGATCCTGCCCATGAGCCAACTTCTAAATATCTAGCATCACTGATTGAAGCAATCAAATTATTAATCAACATACGATATTTTTTACCACTCATACCAATAAGTGTTAAAATACCCTCAGGTAATTTATGATCATTAGCCAAGGCTTTATCCAAGGCTGATTTTATTTTAACTGCTAGTTCAGAAGTCTCGTCGCCACTGAAATTTATACTTGTTACATTTGCCATTTTTTCCTTATAGGTCCGGTAATTCATCGTAACTGACTGAGTCACTCATCACGCCAATCACATAGTTTGTTGATTCTGTTTCTTGTAGAGCACTTTGTTTTTTGCCAATATTAACATGTTTGTTAAACCAAGGGATAGGACTAGATTTAGGATGTTCACCAGCATACTTAATGCCAATATCCTTTAAACGAGTAAATGCTGTATAGTCAACAAAATCTTTTAAGATAGTGGCATTTAGTCCAATTACTGGGCCCAATTTAAACAAATAATCTGCCCAATCTTTTTCTTCACGTACTACATCCATGTACATTTGATACACTTCAGTTTCACATTCTTCTTTGGCTCGAATAAAACGGTCATCGTCTTTGATTACATTATTGATGATCCAAGCAGTCCACTCGGCATGTAGAATTTCATCTTGAAGAATCAAACTAATAATATTTCCATTACCAATGTAGATTTTATTTTCCACCATGGCCAAACTTGTGGCAAATGATACCATAAAACGGAAAGCTTCTAAAGCATAGCTGGCGTTCAAGGCCAACCAGATAGCTTTGACATGTTCATATTCATCTACTGCAGTGCCTGATTCTATGGCACAGTTTAGCTTATGTAGTTTTTCATAGTAGTGGCCAATGTTAGCAGCCATTTCCACAATTTCTTTGGTATCATGAATCTTGTTAAATTCTTCCTTAGGTACACCATAGACATTACGAATAATGTGACTGTATGATTTACTATGAATATTTGTTTCAAAGAAACTCCAATTACTAACCAATGCCTCTAACTCAGGTATACTGACCACTGGAGTGAATACTTGACTTGGCGCACGGCCTTGAATACTGTCTAGTGCTGTTTGTCTTAGTAGGTTACTGGTAAAGATATGTTTGACTGCGTCACTGGCATCCTTGTGATCCATTTTGTCTTTGGTAAGACTGATCTCTTCAGGAACCCAAAAGAAACCACGTGCCAGTTCTTCAAATTTGGCTATCCGTGGATGACGGTATTCTTCAAATCGTTGTACTGTGACAGCACCATCTAAAAACATTCTACGTTTTAGGTAATTAGGTGCTACAGTTAAATCATATTGTTGTTTACTCATAGTACGCAGGCCTCGCAATTTTCTTCATCATCATATACTGTAACAGGTTCGACTGATATTAATCTATCTGTTTGAGTATTTAAAACATTTTTAGATCCAACTTTATTAATTAGACTATAATAAATTGTCTTTATACCCCACTTGTAGGCCAGCATTAGATTTTTAGCAATCAATGTACCAGGCACTTTTCCATCTTTAAATTTAGCAGGATTGTAAAAGGTGTTTGTACTCAATGACTGATCAATATATGCGGCCAACACGGCAGCGGTTTTCAAATAATCAACACAATCAGTCTGATCCCACATCAATTGATAGCGGTTCTTTAATCTACGATATTCAGGAACTACTTGCACAAAACTGCCTGCTTTCGATTCCTTAACACTGATCAATTCCATGGGCATTTCAATACCATTTGTGCTATTGAGTACAACCGAGCTAGATTCAACAGGAGCCACTGCCATCAATGTGGCATTACGAATACCATACTGTAGCATGTTAATACGTAGAGTCTCCCAATCTAATGTGGGGGTGAAGTCTGTAAGTTCGTTAACGCCGGTTGATCGACGTTCCCAAGGAAAAATACCTCGACCATAAAAAGTATTTTGGCTACGTTCACAAGCGCCACGTTCTTTAGCCAATTCAACACTCATTTCAGTTAGATAAAACGCTTGATGTTCCATCCATCGTTTAACTTCTGCTAGTGCTTCCTGTGTGCCATATTTAAAGTTACGTTTGGCATGCCAGTAGGCTAGGTTGGTAATACCAACACCCAGAGGTTCAAACTCTTGATTGGCCATTTTACTTTGTACACTCAAAAAGTCTTGATATCCCAGTAAGTTACTTAGGCTACGAACAAGTATACGACAGGCTTTACGCATTTGTTGTGGATTGGTAAACGATCCCCAATTTATACTTCCAAGTGTACATAGGGCAATACGTCCATCAGGGTCTTCGATCCTTTGGAAAGGTCGTGTGGGCAATAATATTTCTTGGCATAGATTTGATTGATATATCGGGTCAAGCTTCGTATCAAAAGGGCCCTGGTTGATAACGTTGTCAATGTTGACAAGGTAGATACGGCCAGTGTCAGTACGTTCTTTAAGTATACCGTTTTTGAATATCTCATCTGCCGATACCGTTTTCTTTTTAATTGTCGGATGCTTTTCATAATTCAAATATAGTTGTTCAAACTCTACGGTATCTCGATAAAATGCTTGATATAAGTCTGGAACTTCGGCAGGATCAAATAATGTAATTGTCTGATTGTTTTTATAACGATTCCAGAACATTTTATTAACTACAACAGAGTAATCCATTTGACGTACACGAGTTTCTTCTGTTCCTTGATTGTTCTTTAATACAATAAGATCTTCAAATTGATAATGCCAAATTGGGTACGTAACAGTACACGAAGCATTACGAATACCGCCTTGACTGCAACTACGTAAATCTGCAAACCATTTTTTAAGAAAGGGTATCATACCCGTATGTTTAATTTCTCCATTGCGAATTGGGGCACCTAATGGACGAATTCTGCCTATTTCTAAGCCGATTCCGGCACGTTTTGACGCATATTTTGCCATCATTTCCCCTGATGCAAATATACTGTCTAAAGTGTCATCGCTAGTAATGAGAACACATGAACTAAATTGTTTAGTAGTCGTCCCAAGACCGGCCAAAACAGGAGTAGCAAGAGTAAAATGACCATCGCTCGCACATTCATAATATTCCTTTACTAATTTAAGTCTTGTTTCCTTGGGTTCGTTATGGAAAGCAGTGGCAGCGGCTATGGCATAACGTACCTGTGGGGTTTCGTAGATTTTACCAGTAGCACGATTTTGTACCAAATATTTCTCTGATAGCTGAGCAATAGCGGCGTAGGTATATTCTTCGTCTTTGCTGTGATCAATGAATAGATCAATAATATTCCACTCATCTTCAGTGTACCACTCCAGTAGTTCTGGGGTATACATACCCGTGTCAACATTTTTCTTTACGATCTCATATAGTTTAGGTGGAGTATAACTTCCATAAACTTCTTTACGTAACATGCTGACACGCTGACGCCCAGCAACATACTGATAATTTACATTGTTAATTTCTGGGTTTTCTGTTTCATCTATTAAATCTACCATGGCTTTGAGCAATAGTTCATCTATTGTCTCTGTGGTCATGCCATCATGTAATTCTATTTGTGCTTTAATCTCTACCATGCTTGGACTGACCCCGTCAATTCCATTACAAGCATGT